CAGTAGGTCTACCACCGATTTCGCCCCAAGAGTAACTTGGTTTACTGGAAGCCTTTGCCCATGCGTATACATCACTGGCAGGAAGAGATGCAGGAATATCACTGGTAAGAGCAATTGTACCTTCGGTTGGGCGCAAGTATACATGAATGCTTTCATTTTTATTGGCACTATAATTCGCATCTGGAACATAGTTAAATATTAAGTGTTCCACTCCACCTAAATTACCCATTGACCATGAACCATTCTTTGTAGGCATACATGCCACACAACCATAGCTGTCATCTCCCGGATACATAGAATACACAACAGCTCTATCTCTATCGCCTACCCATGAGCCATTTGTATTTTTAACAATTCTCCCTGTAGTTGTTCCACCACTCAACGGCAGATAGCTAGTAGAATCATACGCTCTAGAGCCAAGACCGAGCCATGATTTCAGTGCATCTTTAGATATGTCCTTGATTTTAGCAGATAGATTGCCGCCATCACCATCTGTATATCCTGCAATATATTTGATATCGTCACCTGTAATACCAGCACCACTAAATCCAATTTGTATATGTTTTGCTGTATCGCCATAATCCGTTACCGATGCAGCGATGTCGGCTGTACCATGCAACGGCAGATAGCTGGCAAACTTATCATTCAGCACTCTACCTTGGTTTGCACTCAAACTAGCATCGGTTCTCGTGCTGTCCAAACTGTCTACCACGTCACGCCATGTGTTTGTGTCACTGTCGGTAAGATTGATAATAGTATCGCCTGTCTGATTCATGGTAAATGTGCCTTTAGTCGTACCATTTTGGTTGACCGTAACCTTACCGTTGCCTATGGTCGGCTTATTAGACAGGTCTGTATAACTACCGCTAGTCGCTACAGTAGCAAGTTTTGTCTTGATATAATTCCATAACTTGCTAACAGGTCTGCGATAATATCTAGTGTTACTTGTTCCACCATCTGCATACTGTGATACGTAGTAGTCATTATCAACAGGATCATCCGTACCCACAGGTAGGGCGTTTATCATCGCATCCAAGTCATATGTCGTGTTATCATCGGTGACTTCCGTTGTACTTCCGTCACTGCCAATAAGCTGTATCTTGCTTCCTGTTTTCTTGAGACTATAGGTTGTGTTATCATTATGATCATTGTCTGGAATGGTTACCGTTGTCGTACTGCCATCAGACCCTTTAAATGTTAATTTATGCCCGTCAGCCGAATCTTGAATGAGAGAGTACGTAGTATTAGTATCTTTGCTCGGCTTAGCATTTATATCTTGTCTCAGTCCGGTAAGAGTCTCTTGTAAATCTGTCACATCAGATATGGCATGAGTGTGTGCTTCTGGCGTAAATGTTGTAGGTTTGCCGGTGACACCACTCCAAGGTACAGCCGAAGCGGACTCTGCTGTATATGGTTCATAGCCAGCTTCGCTTGACAGTTTTGTGTCGTCAATAACATAAAACATCTTCTTTGTGCTTGTAACTTTTACCGTATCACCATTCTGTGTAGTATTGGTAGTAAGAGCAAATCGTGCTGCATCGTCTTTCACATACACCATACGTTCAATCGCCCCTTTAGGGAGACGATCTATATCAATAGTGCCGGATTTAATTTTAGAAGCATCAATGTCTGTAATATCTGCATTTCCATGTTGATGTCCTTTATTAGATTTATTTTTTAACTTTTCCTTAACCTTTTCAAATGCCTTAATTATGTCAGTATATTCAATAACATGCTTCTTTTCAGCCATTTTGTGCCTCCTTTCTAATTATTTTCATCTAACGCCGTGCTAATAGCTTGACTTACGATGTTCGAATCCATATAACCAAGATTTTCTAGCGTAGCTTCAATTTTTTCTATACGATTACACAAATCGCTGAGACTAATAGTGCGTTTTAGAGGTCGTTCACCCTCGTCATTCATCTCACCATATTCGTTTAACATCACATCGTCGCCAACAGATACATTTGCCGTCTTAAAATAGTCTCCTCGGACTCCCAATACTTTACCAGAAATATTGTTGACCTTGTTAAAAAATACTTCATTATCATTATAATCAATATATGTGTATTCAGATGCATTACCAAGTCCTAATGTGCCGGCAACATATAAATCACCAGACACCTCACCGCCGGCGACATCTAACTTTGTATCATCATGAATTAAGGAAATCGTAACATCCGTATTCTGATTTAACGTGAATGAATCAGTCTGCTGACCAAATTGTTCTATAGTCACCGTATTATTGTTGACGGACAAATTGTTACAAGATTTATATAAAGATTTCAGGCTTATAGTGTCAATTAGAGTTTCTACGCCCTCGTCATCCATCTGATAAATCGGAATCTTAACATCTTTTCTAAAAACTCCTTCTGTACCAGATAAATTGTTACAAATGAAATTTGCCGTACCTCCCGCACTTCCGCCACCACCAGAAGTAAAATAATCAAATGAGACAAATTGTTGATCTACATCATATACAAACTGTATATTCTTTTTGGTATTGCCCCAAAATACATCGTTAGCAAAATATACTTCATCACTGATAGTCTTATTCTTATATGGAAGGTAATCCAACGCCGGGATATCTGCGGCAACTAATTTACGAAAACTCGCTTTGCCATTTACCCCGTCAGGTGCTGCTAAAACAGTATTGGCATCACGAACTGAATCCGTATCAAAGTAATTCGAAGGAAGATCTTCTACTAATGCTAAAGAACCTGTCTTTGATGGAAGAGTAAGAGTGATTTCATCCGTATTACTTCCTGCCGCAAAAAATGATTTCCAAAATTTAATGTTGGATGTGTTGATATGTGTTGTATTGGATGAACTCTGATAATTTGAAAATACCGTATTACCATTACGTGTCATTGTCTTTGTTGTGACTGTAAATAACGAAGTATTTTGCTCAGGCGTAATTGCAAATACAATAGGATCAGCTCCGGTAGCCGCACTACCTTTAATCTTATCGACATAAATCCGCAACGCGCCCGTCATCGAATCCCCAGCTTTACGTAGATAAAGCCCAGAGTTTTCATATAAATTTTCTATAGAACGATCTACATCATCAAATTTTTTAGATGTGTTAGTGTAAAAGTCATACAGCGAAATAGTATCAGTAAGATACGTCTCTCCTTCATCATTCATATCGTATCTTTTAAGCACAATATCTGATTTACCTATTGGGAGCCAATCCCCGACTGTCAAATTGGAGACTTTCGTTTCGTTGGCTGTTAAATCATCACAGATGAATTTAGGATATTGATTATTAATATATGAAACAGAAAGTATATTATCAGTTCCGTTATATGTGATACCACCGTATTTATCATTGTCATATAATTTTAGCGTTGGATAACGTAAGATACCACGATTTAACTCGGATACGTCCCAATTTATTTCATCATATATTCCCGTGTGCGGTACATAATCATTGGTAGTTGCTGCTAAATTTGGAGTCAACATCGGGTAAATGGTGTAAGTTCCCATGTTATTAGCATTCGTACATATAGATATGTCAATATCGCCACTAACATCCGCCGTATATTCATAATGATCTAATCCAATATAATCAGTGCCGTTAATCTGCACACTAGTGTTTTTCAAATTTTCATAATCAGAAGAGTAACATATGAATTTATATACAGTGCCTTTTGTTACATGAGCCGTACCAATTTTGAATGTTTGTGAATCTGTACTATCATTCTTCACGGTCATAGTATTATCAGAATTTACTAATATAACACATTTCTTTCCATGAATATTCCCACTATAAATTGGCTTAAATAAATTGGTTGTAATAGTTAACCCACTAGGTTTGTTAATTAAATCATTATAATCCCCGGTTTTAGCAACAGTAGCAAGCTGGTTATATTCCTGTTCCTGCTGTTCTAATTTTTTGATCACGCCATCTAGTACGGCATCGGATTTAACATTATTTGCCGGGTTTCCACTTACACGTATCGTAAACGGGAATGTCTTCTTTAATACATCACTACCTTTATAGAAAAGAAGTGAAAAATTAAAAGAACCGACACTTGCCGCGATCGGCTTGGTTAAAATAAATGATACGGTTGTGTCATTCTCTTTAATAATCTTAATAGCCGAATCTCCGTCAAAAAGAAGTGCACCGCTAGAAAGTTTACCCTCAATACGAATTTTATCCGCATCGATAGTATATGGTTTATTTTTTGCCCAAATATGAGCAACGATTTTAACCGAATCATATTCACCCTGATTAATATGGATAAATTGCTTATTGTTCGGTTGACTTACGTTTAAGTCTATCTCATGTGTAATCACTTATTCTCACTTCCTTTCTAAATTCCAAGTAATGGATATGATATATTAATATGAATTTTCGTTGCAGCCACAGATCCATGCTGCAATATCTGTATTGCCCCTTCATCTGAACTTACAGATGTATTAGATCCAATTATACGTAGATCACAGTTATATTGCCCTGTTGCGTCTGTAACTATAGAAAATAAAGGTGTACCACTCTCAGGGATACAATCTGCTGGCAACTTTGCAATAGTAGTCCACACATTAGGTGTAACACTACCATTTATGTTCATGGAAATCACACATGTATCAAGCACTTTTTTGACGTTGTTGATATATGAATTATCAATCTGAAATCCAGTAGATAATTCTACTTGAGACACATAGGATGGACTATAACCAATGACGTCTCCAATTGTCTTAATATGATCGGAGGTAATTTCTGTGCCCCACACAACAGAAGATGTGGTCTTTTTGTTATTGATAAATAAACCATCCGGAGTCATATACGTTGACTGTAAAGACTGTCTTCCTGAAATTGTTTGTTGATTCTTATATAATAAAACCGTACTAGGAGAAAAGGCAGAATGGTATCTATAATTCAATACACTGGCATTACTGCTAGTTTTGTTATATGATGCATTCATGTATAAACCGAACATATCTTCATCGATAATAGATTCGATATCTACAATTTCACCATAATCAGGCTGTTTATAATCTGTTTTCAAATAGTCAATCGTCATAACGCCTGCTTGTATAGCAGTTCTATACTCATCTGTCTGAGTGATAACGCTGCCAGCCGTAAGATTATTAGCCACTAATGTTTCTGTTGTAATCGTGTTACGTGTAATTTCCGTAACTGTATTAGGATCAAGTATATCCGGCTGATCTTCTATATTTGCCCAGTTCAGCTTTACACTAGATCCAAAAGTCAAATTACCATTGCCATCGCCGTTAAAATCAAATAGAGTTTCCGACCCATTATTCAATTTAAAGTATGGTTTAGATGGATTCATCTCTATATATTTCGTTCCTTGAGTCATCTTAAATCCATCATTGGTGATTGTATAACTGCCAGACTGATTAGAGATTTCTAAGTTAGTACCAATAATCATTTCACCTATCAGATTTTTAGCAATAATACCTGTAATCTGTTTGCCATTCCAAACAATTTCTCCAATTGCTATATTTGGAGTTTTCCAATTATCGTTCGTAAATAACAGTCCACGCCCATTTAACCTTGTCTGAGATGGTTCGTAATTGTTTGTATCGGTATTAAACTGTCTGCCGAGTAATCCACAATTGTCAAATAAAACTTCGGCATTATTCGTACTCATGATATGAGTTTGTGTCATTGATAATCCTTCATCCAACATTTTATTAAATGCTGTAGAAATAGAAGTGTTCTTATCAATCTGCTTTTTTGCTGTTTCGTATGACGTAGCCAAACTTGCGGCTTGTTTAATAGTGCTGCCGATTTTACTTGCTTCATTCGTAACTATAGACGCATCAGCAAAAGTAATCTCACATGACTCAATATTTTCAAAATCAATACTCATTGATATAATACGAAGTTTAATATCTTTACCGTCTATACGAATCCGAAAATAATTTCCGAGAGCAAACGCATCATACACATCAGCATATTGAATCAATGACATCAAATTGCTCAACGACATAGTAATCGTATGTTCAAATTGACAAGCCTTCGCCGCTTCTTCCTTTGCATCACGGATCAACTCCTCTACATTTTGCATAAGAGTGGCTTCATCAATAGTCTCTGATGTGAAATTATCATTATTATACACCTGCTCACGTTTGAAAGATAGAAACTCATAATATAAATCGTCTCCAAGATAATTCTTAAAATTACAAATACCGTTGATTGTTGTAATCCCCAATTGAGCATGATTCTGTTCAACCTTTAGGGCGTCAACTTTATCGGTGTAATTTTTGATCAATTCATCTATATAATCAGCCATCACAGAATATTTTGCCGTAAGTGTTTCAAACATCATTTTAGGAGACACTTTGTCCGGTTCATTGTCAACAACGAGCTGGTAGAACAAGTTGCTATCATTAACCGTACTGTCTAGCTCACCCAATAACACGGTTACTTGTCTATATCCGTCTCTGATACCAGATAGGCGATTGATAGAATATCCCTCTTGTACATCGGTGCTGTCACATACAGTGCACCTGCCTTGAACTACCGTATGCGAATGGCAATGCGGACAGTAGCCGGCATAATAATTTTTGTAATAATCAGCATCATCTAAATGCTTTGCTTCTTCGTTAGGATCATCATAGTATTTTGGGTCAAATGTGATATCAAGATTAGCCAACTGAATATCCATCATACGCTTCAAATATTCATAATACTCATTGCTAAAAACCTTTTGCCCATCTACTGTCATATATTTGAAACTATCATCACCGCATCGAACTGACAGAATCCATTCTGTTTCTGGCTTATAAAAATATTTATCTTTTGATTCATCCTCAGGATCAGGATAATTTTTCAAATATACGTATAAATATCCACCCCATTTTGTAATCGGAGCATTATTCTCTTGTTCTATAATGCGCACTTTATCATTAGCATTTGCGTCTTGTTGCCATTTTACTGCATAACCTGTTGGACATAAGAGAGTAGCATAATCCAAGATATCTTTAGACAACTTTTGCAAAGTCGTATTCTTGCTGCGTACACATCCATAGGTAATCTGAGATATTAAATCATTATATATCTTCTTGCAGTACCCAGCCGCATCTTCCGTGCCGGGGATTCCCTCTATAATAGGAGAACGACCCGACTGCCAATACATAATCTCATCAGTATATTTATTCCATCGATTCCACAGCATAGCAAAATCATCTTGATATTCAGCAAGAAGTGCCTGATATTCTTTCCATTTCTTTTGCAGCGGCACACTCATTTCTTCAATTTGATCTTGACTCATGCACCAAATTCTATTTGTATTTCCAATGATACGTTGACGAATCATATTATTAACAATATCGTCACCACCGGTAATCTTAAAACAATTCTTAATTTTATCCGTCTCAATGGAGTCCTGAATTTCAGATGCAAGATTTGTTGTATCTACAAAAGTAGAAGAGTTAAGACCATATCCTTCCTCGGCTTTCGCACCACAAATAGTACATACTCCATCAATAATATGTCTCTTATTGTGTTCGTTGATAAAGTTACCATCATCATCTTTTTTGTCATGATATTCAGTGTTGACGCAATGATACTGCATGTCAAATACATTAATTGTACGAGAAAATGGATCACAAATAAATATACATCCAATTTCATCTGCAATCTTAGTAAAGAAGCTCCATACATCCTCATCCGAAGCCGAGAACTCTTGCTGTATGTCCCACAAACTATCATCAACGTGTCCAATTTTATAATGTGGTGCAGCATCAGCAATAACTCTGTTCAATAAACTCTGTGCCGGCACCGATGGATTATAAAACGTAGTTGGCATATATTTTTGCACTTCTAAATCGTCATCGGTATTCACCTCAATAGTAATATTCGTCTGACTTAACTCTGATTCTTGCAACGCCGTTGCTGTTATATCTTTTTGGACACAATCAGTTTCTTTTGTAGGAAGCGATATCTGGAAATACCCAACTCCTTCGATCAAGATCACAGACAAGTTCTTTATTTTGTCAAATAATGGCATTACAATCGAATCATTTTCTTTATAAATTGTAAACGTAGCTGTATTTGCCTCATTAAATACTAGCGGCAGATTCAAATTATTGATCGGATAAATTTCACCAATCTTTTTTAATGATCGTGTTACTAGAAAGATTTTTGGAGTCTCAAGTGAATCATCCCTATTTCTCCTAAATTTGAACTTAATTGCATCATAAGTATGTTGATTCATTTTATATCACCGCCCATCTAATTGATCTATATGAAAGATTTATATTGCAAGGCACACCATGATTCGTATATGTATTTGTTCTGTTTTGGGAAATTGTGCCGGAATAACCATCTAGAGTTGGGGATACAAGATTGTCATAATTAACCAGTCGAATAGGGTAGTAGTTGTAATCATCCGCCAAATCATCATGATCTGTTCTATCCGTTGTAATCTGCTTTGTTTTGCCGTTTATTAATATAACCTCATTTGTTTTACAATTGTCAATATTCATAGCTATATTATGCATAGAATATTCAATGTCAAGATCATTAGTTATATTAACAGCTCCATCACCTAATGCCTGTATTTCGATTGAATCAAATACTTGTGCACCAATATCATCAGAGTCGCTATATAATGTAAATGTATCACCTGTACCGATATTCTCTTTGTTGATAAATTGTACCTCGGAATATCCGTGCGGCGCATTACATGTAGCTGTCAGTTTGAATCCCAAAATTTTACCACCGACCTTGTTCCATGTAATTGAGATAGTGCAGTAATAGTAAATATCTTCGTAATCGTCTTGAAAGAAACGCAAGTATTGATATTTTCCCGGACACTCTAGCCACCTATGAAAATAAGCTTGTTCCGCCGGAGTAATCACCATGTCTTCATTGTCGGTTAAGTCACATATATTTTTCATACATGACCATTCAATAGTCAACGGTTCTTCATAATGAGAACCATGTATATTCCATTCATTGCAATTAATTGGCTTTGAGGTGTTAAATGTCACCTTGCAACCGATCTCGCCATCTTCTCCATCTCCATTCCACGTCCCCATAACCAGACCCATATCAACAGCTTGTACACCGTTAAATTCAAAATTAGTCGCATACATCCGTCAAATCACCTCCTATATTTAAAATTAAAAAGACAGCCAAGTAATGAGCTTGACCGCCTTGAATATCTATATTTTACTTATGTTATACTAGTTGCTGCATTTTAGCCTTATTGTTCCATCAGCATTTCGGACTTTCCGTATAGTTATAAAATCAGCTTTATCATTGATCGTATGATCAAACGTAATGCCGTCATCTAATACATCTTGAAACATATTTTTCCATTGACGTATTGTTACTTCATCTCCACAGTCATAGTATGTGTCTTCGGCTAGATTATCTAATGTAGCATGATGATAAATGTTGCCGCACGTTGTAATCTTATACGGACTTCTAATTGATTGATGGTAAAAGAATATTCCGTTCTTAATTCTCTTATCATGATGTAGCGCAAATATGATCGTTTCAAATCTTTCCTTCTCATCATTATAGCCACATACAATGCTGCATATTTCATATTTCTTGCCGGCATTAAATTTACGTTCTAGTTTGTCATATGTAGACGTCAATCGTTTGATGACTTTATTGTATGAAAGAGAAGTTTCAAAATTGCGTGAAGAGAACCTAACACCATCACACTCACAATAATCTTCAAACAGTTCATAATTATCACTAACCTTGCCAGTACAACCAAACATAATGCCGTCCCCAATTGGTATGATCTTATGGCAATCGTCTACGTGTGTACCGTTTAGTGTATACGCCTTTGTGTCACTGCACAGCATTGCATATTTATTAGTAATAATTGCTTGAATTAAGCTCATATTATAACCCTCCGTTGACTATTGTTACTGTAAAATTTGTTCGATTTTACCTCGATTCTGTTTATGGTTAGTACCTTTCACACATCTTTCTTTACACATGTTTAATCCATCCTACATAATATCACTTTCTTCTTATTATATAGGAGATACTATCATATGTCTAGCCCTTACGCCGCAACCATCTTTTCTTCACTGTGATATTCTCTAACTCTTTTCGTAACTTTGCCATATCTTCCGCAAATTCTTTATTCATACGCTGATATTCCAATTTTTCAATTCGCAAATCCCTAATAACCTGTTCCATTTCTTCACGATACTTGTCACCAAGAGATTCGCTATTCATCTGATCTATGTTTCGAAGCCGCTCATTCTCGGCAGTCAATCTTTCAATCTCATGTATATATACTTCTATTTTTTCGTCCATTTTAGCTCCTTTTAGATAGGAGAGCGGCACGAAACCGCCCTCCACAATCTTAATACTTATAAATTCCACTCATATTGTTATTTAAGCTACCGGCTGTTGCATCACCCCAAAATCTCTGTAATTTCTTGTCCTGTTGCATTGCTGCAATAAGTCCGGCAGAGAATTCTTTCGGATCTGTAACATTAGGAAGTTCGATATTGTCAATATTGAGTGTCAAGTCTCCTGTACGTACCTTAGTAGCTGGCACGTTAGTTGGTCGAAGCATATCAACCAAATTATTATTGTAGTCTACAAGGTCAGGCAAGAAGTCTACGAACTGGTCAAACAGATCAGCATTATATGGAGTCAATACTTCTTCACCCTTTTTGAGAGTGTTGATCGTAACCCCATCATCACCGTTCATACGCACAATGTTCTGTAAATCTCCGACACGTCCACCCTGAGAGAATCCCTGTAGATACTTGAGTTTGCTTTTAGGAATCCATACACCGTTCAATGCTTTTGTCGCACTCTTTAATTTGGCATTGCCGTTTTGGTCAATCGCAGCGATAGTAACCGCATGTGCGGCTTTTGTCGTATGACCCTTATCACCTTTTTTGACACCCCCGGCTAATGCATAATCGTAATACGTTGCACCTTTCTTCAGAGTTCCCTTTTTACCAATGTCGTTGTAAGATACTTTACCGTCACCTTGATTAATCTTGGTAGCGATACCACCATTAATAAAGTTGTATGAACCCTTCGATGATGATCCGGAATTCTTTTTAGCTTCCTCCGCTTTTTTATGATTAGCCTGTGCAGTACCCTCGACAACAGAATTATTTTCTTTAAGCTGTTGCTTTGCGAAATCTGTCACTTGTTTGATAGCATCTTTGGAATCTTCCTGAGACTTCTTATCAGTCTCGGCATTAGCATCCTTATCCGTTGTGTTATTGCCGTTCTTAATGAAGTTCAGCAACGAATCAGAGAGAGTAAATCCAAGCTGTTTTGCCAACTCAATAATTTTCTCACCGCTTACGCCGGAGTTGACAGTAATTGCCGTAATGATCTTGTCAACAAGACCGTCAATATGATCCATCTGATCGTCAATAAAGTCTTGGAAATCATCTGTTAAATCAGTCAAGATGTTCTCAATATCAGACATACGCTTATCGTATTCTGTATCTTCGAGCTGTTCCTTTGCATCTTTAAGAGACACCTGTAACTTCTGAATTCTTGCACGACCTTCTTCGGACGTATCACCATTCAGTGCAGCAAGCTGTTTCTGAATAGTAGTGATATTCTTCGTCTGCTCGGCAATATTCTTATTGTACTCACGTAGATCTTTTGCGCTGTCAAGAGTTTTCTTGTATTTCTCAATCAGTTCATTTAATGCATCAAGCTGTTTGTTAAGTCCGTCCTCAATGAGCGATTTAATAGCATCCTTGAGAGAATATACCTGCGATTCGGCATCACGCATACTTTCAGTGAGAGACTGATTCTTCGTAATAAACTCCTCATAACCCATATCTCCACGTTTATACTGTGCATCCAAATCAGCCAAAGATTTCTTATACTCCTCAACCTTAGCCATATTATTTTGAATCTCAAATACATCGGACGTCAGCGTACCAAGACCATCTCCGGTAATATTGCCGTTCTTGTCAAATGAGTCCTTATAACCCATAATGGTCTTGTAAAACTCGGCTTCATTATTACGTTCGTCGATACGAGTCTGTGTAAACTCATCCAGCGCATATTTAGCTTCACGTATCTGTTTAGCTGTGTTAGCAATATCGGTGTTCATTTGCTCGATATTACGATCTGCTGTCCAGATCTGTTTCGTCATTTCACGATACTGCTCGCTATCAAGCTTGAGACCGTTTGCAATAGCTTCCTGTCTTTTCTTGATAATGCTATCACGTTCTGCTTCGAGGCTCTTCAAACTGTCTTTCTGTGAGTTCTGAAGATTCTGATAAAATGCTTTGCCGGCATAATGCCCTTTGGCTTCAGACAGCGACACGGCGTTGTTGATAGAATCAGTACGTTGCTGATATCCCGTTTGCTGATATTCATACTCAGCCACAACGTTATCAAACTGTGCTTTCAGCTTTTCATTCAGCTTATCCTGATATTCGTTCTGTAAACGCTTCTGTTCGGTAATGTTACCCTCTTTTTTAGCAATAGCAATCAGCTTATCATACTGATTTTTCAGTACAGGTATTGATTTTGACAATAAAGAATTCTTCTTAGTCAGATTAGTAGTAGAAGAGGACTGAGCTTCGTATAAGCTTACGGTTGCTTCATATTCGTCAGCATAATTCTGCAAAATCTGAACTTCCGTTTCACGCTGCTCTTTCTTCTTCTGTGCTTTAAGCTCGGCTACTTTTACATCATTGTTCTCCAACTTAGCCTGTTTAATCTGGTAATCATAGCTAGTTGCAATGTGTTTAAGGGTATCCTTCAAGACCTTTTCTTTTGATTTTGCTGTTGTTAGATTTTCAAGGTCAGCTTCGTTACGAGACTTGCGAGCATCTGCATTATCAATATGCAACTGATAACGATCTGAAAGATTCTCACGCATTGCCTTACGTGTCTCTTCTTTGCTTTTCTTCTGATCCTGTGCCTTATCCCAATAATCCTGATAATTTTGGATTCTAGTTGCCGTCTTTTCGCCGTAAGTAGCAATAAGTTGTCTAAGACTGCCGGAAATACGACCATTTTGCACTGCCTTCTTCAAACTAGAAGATAACTTAACGCTATTCGCTTTAGCAAGATACTTTTTCTCCGCCTTATTCTGATAAGCATATTGCTTTTTGAGAATATTATACTGAGATTTCAGGCTAGCTTCTTGTTTTTGCAGTGTTTTCAGACTGTTAGTACCAAATAGGTTTTCAGCTTTAGCCTTGATGAGATCAAGAGTAGAAGATACCCTGTTAAGTGCACGCTCGATCCAGTCAATCGTCTGCTTGGAAGATGAAGATTTGTCTCTGCCAGACTTACTACCTTTGCCGGATGAAGATGATGTATCAGGTGGATCAAAACTTAAATCATCATAGTCAAGTTTAAATTCGTCTCCCTGTTTGAGAAGCTTTTTTAATCTTTTATACGCTTTTCTTTCAGCTTTGCTAAGTTTCTTATAATGATTTTGAGAATCTTTAATTTCGGCAGCACCAGAAGCAGTTTTTGCGCCATATTGACCAACATCAATATTATCAATTGCCACAGCAGCCTTAAATCTCTTTTCGGCTTTAAGCTTTGCATTTAATGTTTTATTCCAATTAGCATAATCTTTCTTATACTGCTCTCCAAGCATTACTATCAACTTAGCATTATCTTCGCCAACAGCATTAACCAAATCCGTATGCGAATAATTCTTTTTTTCTAATACTGATTGTAAGTTCGCCAAATCTGTTTCACGTTCAGAAGCAGTTTTATTTGTGAGTTCAGTCTCTGCTTTACTTAATACAGCATTAGAAGCCTTTGTTTTCTTTTCTCGATTTTTGATGTAATTATCAACGGCTTGTTCTGCATTAGTAACGCCAGCCTCTTTTAGATTTGCAACAACAGAAGATTTAGTCTTTTCAGTAACTCCTTTAAGCAAAAATTGATCTTTGGCATATTCGGTAATCAACTCATTGAAAGCCTGTTTAATTTTCTTCTTGCCACTCTTTGGATCTCCGACAATTTTACTAAATATGTCAAAAGACTTACCGTTGTTCATATTCTTAAATACATCCGGTAGACTCTCTAAGGTTTCTGCTGTAACAAACTTCTTATCCTTGAATTCATTATACGCTGTGGCAAGATTTCCTGCCTGAGTTTGGAACCCAGCTACCTTTTCTTGTTCAGTAAGCAGATCAGAAATTCTAGAACGAGCTTCTTTCGCAGATAATCCAGTTTGAACCAATAACGAGTTGTATTCTGTCGTTGTTTTTAAAGTCTTGTCTGTTAGCTCACCAGATTTTGCGAGATCAAGCAAATCTTTAGAAACATCTTTAACATTACCATCCGCATCTTTATAATTCTTAAGACCTTTCCATGCTTCTTCAAAAGAGACTGTAGAATCTGCACTGACTGATGTAATCAGACTTTGTTTATATTTTTTGATTGCATCTTCAGCATCTTTAGCACCGTTTGTTGCAGTCATCCAAGCTTGACGTTGCTCAGCAGTAAAATCTTTTGTATAATTGGACAATTTAGCCATATCAGATGTGTTACTGCCAGCAATTTTGGATAAAGAGTTTTTAAATTTTGTATTCTTATCTTCTGTATAATCAGATAATCCGAACATATTATAGACATCATTCAGTGATACTTGATCGTCTTCAGGACGATACTGATTGATGGCATTCATAATATTCACTATGTAGGATCGGATTTTTTGAATCGCATCATCAGCCGGTAATGCGTCCACATCCAACGTCAGCAATGATGCGACGGATTTTGAAAAATCTTGATTTAATGATTCGTCATTACCGATTTGATTTAATGGGTCCAATATATATCTTTCTATATATTTTTGTGCACCATCAAAGCTTGAAACTCCAACAGAATTCCAATCTATGTTCCCCACCATTGTAGATATCACAGATTGCAGATTGTGGTCTGAATTATAATATTGGTCTAACTGCTGAACCCATACCATCATTTCATTAGACATTTCAGAATTGGCTGATTGTAATTTATCTTGAGCAGCCTGAGTCTCGGTGCTTATATCTTTGTAAAATGAATGAACGGCATCTTGAAGTGCTGTTAGATCTTTTGTTGATAAACCAGATATATCCCAAAATCCATTACTGTCGGTTCCTATCAAATTTGGATTAAGATTCGCATTTTTTAAGACTTCAGATACTTGTTTAATACCCAAATCATTCTGTGAAACCCTACCACCATTAAACATCTGCTTAAATAAATCATAAGCATTTAATTCGTTTTGTTGCTTCGAATACTTTTTTGATAAGCCTTTGATTTCAAATAATTGACCACCATTATCATCATCGCCATCAACATAAGATTTTAAATCTTCAATAATAGATAAGTTAGCCAATCTTTCTTGTTGATCAGCTAAGTTTTTAATTTTTTTCGTTACAGATTGGGCATTACTTCCCAGATTTAAAATAGCGTTTCCATTACTGTCATATCGTTTAGTTAAGGTTGGAAACAAATCCGACAACTGACTATTTAAATTTAAAAACTCATTATAATCTTCATTGGATAATGAAATATTGTCATTTGTAGCAGTATTAACCCCTTCGGAAAGTTGTGCGTATTGACCAGCTAATTTACTAATAGATTCTGCCGATTTAAGTTGTTCCTGTCTTGTACTTTCTAAAGACGATTTATATGAATCTGATGTAGACTGGGCTTTTTGAAGGGCTTCTTTTGCTTTTTCTTCGGCGTGAATCCAATCATCAATGACCGAAATCATTTTTGAGATAGCTTCGGCAACCACCATACCTATAATCATATTCTCAGCCATGGCTAAAGCCTTTAACCCTATTTTTGCAGCTTTTGCAGATACTTCAAGGTTTCCAAGAGAAACAGCAGCACCGTCAGCACTGGCTACAATATTTTTGGCATTATCAGACGCATTTGCCATAACAGCATTTGTCTGTTCTTGTGTCATCTTGAAATTAGATACATCTTTTCCGGCATTGATAGCTGCCTGGCGAAGATTATTAAACTCTGTGTTGTATGCCTTAATCGATGACAAATCTTCATCACTAATAGACTTTCCGGTAAAAAATCCTTTAACTGCTTGAACAGGATGTAGATCCCTAAGCCGTGGAAGCGTCGTTTTCCCTGTTTCTGTCTGTTTTGTTTGTAATATCTATTTAACATTTCTAAATATGTTTGATATATCTAGGAGAATGTGATATTCTATATAAAATAGAGGATAAGGAGAAATAGTTATGAAAGAATGTCCAAATTGCAAAGAGCTAATCGGAGATGATGTTGATGTTTGTTTTAATTGTGGATATAGCTACATATACAAAAGAGTGTTATCTCAATCAGAACGAAAAATCTCTCAGCAAAATGAGCAACAAAAAATTAATAACGAAATAGCCGCATACGAAAGAAAAATCAAAGAAGAACAAAGAATGCGAGAACGAGCTAAAATTCAGATTGATAAAAACCCATTGTATGAATATAAATTTATCGTTTCACTGGATAAAAACGACGGACGCATTGACAGTAGCAATATTGAAAATATTTTACGCACACATTCCAGTAACGGCTGGCGTTTGCACACAATATTTACAAATGAAATTGGCAAAGAATCCACTATGGGTGGATTTGGAGGATTCAGTTCATCTACTAATGCAACCCGTAACGAAATTGTCATGGTCTTCGAAAGATGTATTCGTAAAGAAATCGAATAATTGCCGCATTGCGATTCAATTAGCCTCATAACCGAAAGGAGGTCATCTATGAAAGTTACTCCCGAAATTGCAGCGTTAATAGCACAGCTTGAATATGAAATCGGTCGTGAATGTTATAACCAAAATTCATACGATGGATACACCGGCGTTGAAGGTGCTGCATTTAGATATCCAGTAACGATCTATCAAGATGATAATCTCCGAAAATATAGGTATGTTATTCCTGCAATTTCTCCTGACGAAATCAACACAATGAAATATGTGTTTGGCTCCAAACATCTATTCATCGGCAACGGAATCTGCAATATCCTCAATATGTTAGAAAAACGATATGGGATAGATTTTAGCAAGATGGAAGATGAGATAAAGAAAGAATAATAATTATGAAAGGAGGAGAAACGTATGCCTAATACAGGAGAGAAGCCGGGTAAAAGTTCATATACTAGTGATAGCTGTGGGCTTCTATTTATATATTCTCTATTTAAATCAATAATCAGTTACATTTTAATAAATATAAGAGTGATTTCTAATAAAATACATGTTCCGGATATATCAGGATGAATTAGGATGGGAGAGTAGTAAGAAAGTGCTACTCTTTTTATTTGTATTGAAAAAGAGCACTACCACCATAAGATGATAATGCTCTTTAACTCCGTGAGCCTCACACTTAAACTCAGTCATTAACCCAGTGGCACGACAATTTATAAGCAGGACTCTGTAAAAATATAATACTGTTCCGTGGAACTTCCTGTTCCGTTACTCAGTATTATATATAAAGCATATGCTTTTGTCAACAGTTTTATTCATGAATTTCCGTAGAAGCTGCAATGTTATTAATTTCGCACTCTAGGTCATGAATCCTGTTTGACAATTTTTCATTTTTAAGTTTCAAATTTGCAATTTGTCGTTCTCTATCATTTGCTGCATTTTCAAGACGAGTAATTTTATTTTTATCTTTATT